CATGCGCTGGATCTTGCGCTCATGATTCATGTCGACAGAGCGTAGCAAGTTGCCGTTCTCATCCTTCCTAAACATCTCTGCCTCGATGTCTGCCCACTCGATACCGCCAGGCTCGACATAGCCATCGATCGGTAGCTGTGCAGGGCGCATTGACCTAGAAAAGTCTTCGATGAACTCAATCATTATCGCGCTAGTGACAACATCTCGGTACTTTTCATACAGCTCTGGTTCCAAATTGTTTCTCATAAGCTGCTCGACAGTAGTAATACGCTCTGCTGCGTTTGGTCCCAGCTTGCTTATCTCTTCTTCAACCGATACTTGCTCGACTGCTTCCTCTTGTGCGGTCAGCAGCTCCCATGCCTGGTGCAAAGCGCTCTGGTTCATGTTGTTGGCGGTGCCAAACTCCACCAGCTCCGACCATAATGCGTCGTCAGACTCGACACCGTCATACAGCTCGTAGCCATCTTTGGGTGCGCCGGTAAAGCCACCGAACTTTTTCTCCAGCTCAGTGTATGCCCGCGCCTGTTCAGCGACTGACTTGTACTTGTCGGCTTTGTACCATTCGGGCGTATCGCCAACGCCTTTGATATTGTCAGATAAGAAGTATTCACCCTCTGCTAATGTAGGTTCTGCCTCACCGACTAGCGATGTCAGGGTATCGTTTGTTTCTACGGCCTGGTCTTCCATGATTTATCTCCAAGGATATTGAATGATCGCCCGCTTTGGGCTTAGGGGTTGATGCCTGAGACGTATGTCTTCAAGCCTTCGCTTGCCATTTAGCAGTGCAATGTCGTTAACATCGATCCAGTCGACGTGTTGCCCAGCCTTATAGCATCGAAATGCGCGAAACTTGTGCAGGTATTGGAACTGATCGAACTGATATTGGTCAGCCAGGTTGCCTAGCCACGCCATATCAAAGCCGATTGCCTTCAGATGGTCCGTTTCCTCGCACACAACTTCGTATTTGGGTTTGGCTTTGCGCCTGGGTTTCTTGACTTCTTCTTCGCTCATAGCTTCTCCGCGTTCTGGATGTAGTGAATGATCAAGCGAATCACGCCAGCCTCGCCATTGTGATACGCAGCCTCGTATTCGACGTTGTTACTTTCCAATGCGGTGGAGTTTTCAAGCAGGAATCGACGAGTCAGGTCTTCGAGAACCTTCTGCCCGTCATCAGTGTTGAAACACCGAGCGTATGCTTTGCATAACTCGGCCTGTCTCTCCCTGGCTGCTTCCTGCTGCTCACGCGCCTTCGGGTTCTCACCCTCAATCGTGTCCCAGCTCATAGCTTTCCTTTGGTTTTACGTTGTTATTCCGGCCTCAGCGGCCATTGTTTCTGGGTCAACCCCAGCTTGTGCAGCAGATGCCTGAGCACCGGCCATGATTACTTGCTGTTTCTCCATATCGGAGCGCACTAGCTCTGCTGGCATGCCTGTTTTCGTAGCGGCCCAGGTTCCGAAGTCTTCAGTCTTGTACGCCATCTGCACTTGCTCAGGGCCAGCCGTGTTTAATACAAACTGTACGGATTGCTGAACAGCTAACAGGTCTTCACCGTCTTGTGCTCGCGCCAATGGAGAGGTGAACTTGACCTTAACGTCACGGCCTTCCAGCTCAATGGGAACAATCAGTCCACGTCGCGTCAGAATCGCCACCACGCGCTTTAAGACAGGGATGAGTACCTCGGTCTGGAGTCGACCAAATGCCGACCCGATCCGTTTGGCAAGCTCTCGCTGCTCGATAGCAACCTCAGTAGCAGTGCGCACAGGACCAGTTGGGTCACGAAGATCAGAAAACAGCGCCAACTTAATAGCGAGCTGTAGTTCATTGATCTCAAACTGTGCCAGTGCAAGGTTAGCCCCCGTATCTAAGCGCTGGATTGATGGGTTGTTTGTGTTGTTTGAGCCAACGGGGATGACAACGCCTGGTGCGATGGTCATGTTGTAGGGATTGGTCACCCCATCGTCGGTCGCAGTATACATTCCAGCGACATCAAGCGCTGTTTTTTGTAGTACAAATTCTTTGACTTTGTTGAGTGAGCGCACATCGGGCAGACATTGCATTGCAGGACCGCGACCACGCACTTCACCAGAGACTTTCGTGTAACGACCGGTCACCCAGGGTGATGTCTCTCCGAAATCCTCTTCCCACGAGATGCGGTTCTCGTTTTGTACCCATAGAACGCCGTAATACTTCCTGGTCTTCGGGTCAAACAGGACACCTTCGCTTACACTTACCTCAGTATCGGGAGAGTTTTCGATCATGTTCTTGATCTTCTCCGATGCCTTGAAGCCTCGCCACATGCGCTCTAGCAATCGTGCCTTAACCTGGAAACGACGCCAGTGTGATTCGACTGTGCCGTATGGACCTTCCTCAAATGCGATGCCTTTCTGTGGGATAGCCCGGAAGCAAAGCGGGTTCGTGTCGTCATCGGTCTCTTCGATCTTCATCGTGCCGGTGCCGATCAGGATATCCAGGGCGCACTCATAGAACTGCGTATGGAAGTTGGATCGATTGATGTAATCAAAGACCAAGTCGCACTGCTCGTCCAGGTTAGCGCGGATGTCCTCTTCGGATACGCCAAACTCACCCGTTTCCAACAGCTTTAGGATGTCATCAGTAGGCTGAAAGGTAGCCCAGCGTGACCAGATCGGAGCGATGTTCTCTTGCAGCTTGCTCGCACCTTGCTGAATAGCGATCAATGAAGTCGCATCGAATATACGATCCATCTTCTTTTGACCGGTGTTCTCGGTGTTGAACAGGTTACGCTGCGGTAAGAAATACTCGTACGCATCTGTCAGCTGATCATGCCATTGGGTCTCGTACTTGAACGCTTTTGCTTCGCGATCTTTGAGACCCTTGATGTTACCAAGCTGGGGAGGGAGTGCCATAGGATTGCCTATCGAAGTTGTGGCATAGAGCCGTTATATGGACCTGATCGTGAGCCTCCAATACCGCGAGGTGTAACACGTCCAGCACCGCGTCCAGCGCCTAGCATAGTGCGAACCGGTGACGCTCCTGCACGACCGCCAGCTGCCTCTGCACGACTACGGGGTACGCCACCTAACAGTGAGCGAGTGCCAAGCTGACCACGAGCCAGGGCACGTTGACGCTCCTCTTGCTCTTCGATCTCTTTGTCTAGCGCCATTGATTGGCGACGTTCAACAGCGAGCTGCTGTGCTGTGGGCTTAGGTGCCTTTGGTCTTTTTAAAAGTCCGCTCATATCATTTCAACCTCGTCGATGGTGTAAAGGGTTGTCCATTACGGGTAAATTTTTCTCCGTCGTAACTCAGTATTGACGGACGTTTACGTCCCTGCTCCCTTTCATGACGCTCTTGCTTTTTAGCTGTGCGCTCGAGACCAGCTGACTTGCGGAAACTTTTGCCCTGCAACAAACCCAATTGGCCCTTCATCATTTTATCTAGCGCAAACTTACCCGACATTCTGTTTCTCCAAATACCGATACAGTTGATACGGTGTCCAAATGAACGGTTTGTTGATTCCTAGTATCTGTTTCGTATACCCAACGCAGGTGTTCAGCATAAACAATCCACGCTTAGGTTTTCGTACTCTAGACTTTACCAGAATATCGTTCTCGACTACATCGTAAATGTTCTCGACCAACATCAGCTCGATGCCGTCCGTAGACTTACCAAACGCAAGCCATTCACCTCGGTGCGGCATGACCACGTAACAGTGTTTAATCTTGGGATGCAGCATCCAGGACCACCAGTGCGGGCCGTCATCCATGCAGAATGCCACGTACACATCATCCCCATACATTAAACGCCATCTCCGCACGTCGTGGTTGCCGTTGAACATGCTGTGTTCTGATAGCCTGGCGTCCCTCACCTTCGCCCTGCAGCGCGTACTCGAGTGCCTCGACCGGGTGCGAGTATTCATTCTTGTCAGGTTCATCAGTGTACTTGTCACCCGATACCTGTATCCGCCGGTAACAGAAGCCACCTTGTAAGCCTTTGCGAATCATCTTCGCTTTCGGGCTGATTAGGAATCGAGGTTTGCCATCCATGCACAGCTCTTTCATGGGTAGTTCCAGAGCTGCCCTCCGTAATGCTGGGTCATTAGTCAGCGTAGGAGTACAAGGTATGCCAGCAGCGCGCATAATCTTGAATGGTGTATCAGCGTTAGCCTGGTTCTTGTTATCGCCCGAGGGATCGCCCCAACCACGAAACTTGAACTTCGGATAGTTAGCCTCGATGTAGCGTTTAAGGCTGGGTGCAAAGTCCACAGCCCCGGAGTCAGTCATGCAGAATTCGTCGAAACAGACCCATCGTCCGAGTGCATCACGCTGGATAAAAGCGCAAGCGGGAGTCCGACCAAAGTCAAAGCCAAGAACAACGGGAGTGTCACTGTTAGGCTGATAATGATCGCCAAGACAATGTATAGAATCAGTGTACAGTGGATGAACCGGCTTGCCGCTTGATACAAAGCCGTACTCATTCGCGAGATTAACTTTGATCCAATCATCTGTTTTCCCCTGTAGTCCGCGCCGATAGTAATCCTCGGGTAGGTTATGTAGGTTCTCTGCCTTCTCGTTGAGATACCATCCGTCGCCTTCCCGATATACACCACCTGGTTGACGGTGAAACTTCCATCCATCTGGACGTTCCTCTTCAGCCAGCTTGTAGTACCAGTGATCCTCGTCCGGGGCATTGGAGTCTCCGATCATTCCGTAGTGCGTAGGCTTGATGCCTTCCTTCATCGACGGGTATCGACCGCATCGCAGGTCCAGCATGTCCAAAACGCTCTTGGAATGCTCTTTGGCCTCGTTCAGCCACACCCATGTAGTCTGGATACCTCGTGCCTTCTTGACGTGATCAGGACGATCAAAGGCGATGAAGATGACCTCACTGCGTACAGTCGTACCATCCTCTAATTTAAACTCAATGCGATGCGTGGGCGGTTCCTTGTTGCCCTGCTTGAACTCCCCCAGGTCACCATGTACCTCGAGCCAGTCTTTGATAGTCGTAGAGAATAGTTCGCTGTACGTGTTCCTGGCTGCGATGATGCGTGATAGCCGTACACCGTAGTTGGGATGGGTCTCACGAGTGACTGGTGCCTGCTCACACATCAGCTCTAGGAACTTAAGGATAACCTGGACTGTCTTGCCGGAGCCTAGTGGCCCCATGATGAATGAGTTACGTGATCGGCAGTCAGCAAACTCCTCGAGCACTTTGCCTTGCGGCTTCATTACGTATTCAATCGTCGCCATCGAAGCGCTTACGCTGTACAGCAATCACCAGGTCACCGCCATGGCACCTGTTAGCTCTTGTGATTTCAGGTCCGGGATGTACTTAGCCATCAGCTTGAGGTGTGCATTGAGTGCAATTTCCTTGCGGCGAATCATCAAAGAATCAAACTCCAATTCAGAATTTGTTAAATCCTCAATGATTCCAATAACTTGCTCTTCGTGCTTCTGCTGTGAAAGTTGCTCCCTGAGAGCATCCTGTCTTAGCTTCCTGTTACGTTGAGCTGCACTGTTATTACTCATTTCTTGTTACCGAATATCCTTTCCCATCCATCCTTATACGCTTGTCTGGATTGAGCAGTTGAATTGCGCGGCTTGCTGCCTTTACCGCCATTGTACTCAGGGAAGTGTCGGTCCCTGGTTTCCTTGTCTAGCTTACCACGTTGATCTGCCATCAGAGATCCCACCTCACTATCTCGAGTATGGTGCCTTGCGCTTCATTTAGTTTCACGACCTGTAGGTTAGATAGTATTGCGACGTCTGATCTCCAAGCCTTTGCCATAGAGTCTGCTGCGCGCACCGCTACGATGTATTCATCTATGTCCATTGATAGCTCTCCCAATAAGCTCTGGTATTGGCGGAACAACTGCATTGCCTAAGCATTTAAGTCTGTGTGACCGAGAGGGAATCCCATTAGCCACTCGACCCACGTTGGGTTCAATGTCCCATTCGTTTTTTCTTGATTGTCTGTGTGCTGAACCGCTACATCGAGAGTGTCCCAGCTCACCTTGCCGTTCCTGATTCTGCCACCAATGTATCCGCCTTTGTAATCTCTCGTAGAGGGAGTCGGCCACTTCCTGTTTTGGGTAGCAAATGATCCAGACCCGATCTCTGTGATGGTGCGCGCCAAGTTCGGAAGCTGGTATACAGTGCCACTCCGCATCATACCCGAGCGCGGAAATGTCCCAGAGAACTCGTTTAAACCAATCTCCCCGTTCTCCACTAAGCAAGTTTCTGACGTTTTCAAAGATGGCGTATCTGGGTCGAAGCTCCCCAATAAGACGGGCACATTCTGTCCATAGTCCACTGCGTTCGCCTTCAATACCTGCTCGTCGTCCAGCAGCTGAAAGGTCTTGGCAGGGGAAGCCGCCTGTAATGACATCGACTCCAATTCCGTCTGCAGCCAGTCGCTCTGCTGTGATTGTTCGTACATCGTCATAGATAGGAACCCCTGGCCAATTCTTAGCTAATACCTTCTGAGCGTATGGTTCGATCTCACAGAATGCGACAGTCTCAAATCCTGCGCGCTCGAGACCGAGAGTAAATCCGCCAATCCCCGCGAATAAATCGAGCACCTTCATAAAACGTATGAGACATAAACGACTAGCGCGATTAGGAATGGAATCACGCCCCAGAAAGAATCAGCCATATCTCCCTCTATGCTGGATAATGTTTTGCCATGTGCAATGCGCGCGCGTTCTCGAGCTTATCTCTTGCACATAGGTCCAGGTACTGACTTTGGCTAATACCCTTCAACCGACCAACCAGGGTACATACGACCTCTAGGTTCTCGATGTGCTGCTCTTTGTTACGTGCGCAAAACATGGCGCGTTTTACCGTCTCACACATTGGGTTAAT